TCTGTGACTCTATAAAGATTTCGAGTGCGCTTATAGGGTGCTGGGTCTACTATTTTAGCAAAGTTTGCCTTTATCCCTCTCGATTGTTTTCCAGATGTGATTCCCATGTATCCAAAGCCGTTGTTATCTAATATTCTTCCCGTTGCGGTTGGGGTTGGTCTTCTTCTGGAGCCAACAAAACCACCAACTGAGGAAGCGGCTGCGCCAGCCTGAGCACCGCTTGTTCTGGGGTTTGTAAAGCTTTTATACCACAAATTGGGACTCACCCCTTGTCTTATGCACGATCTAAAAACAATGTCTGGCAGTTTTTCAAAATATTCAACCATGAGATCGGTAAAACTAATAGCGTTTTTTCTTTTTGCTAGATTGCCGTAAAAAACTGAAAAAGTTGAAATATCAATAACCATTGATTCATAAGCGGAACGAACATCAATACCAGGGTCATCAAGCTGCATACCCAACTCATTTGGGACAGTTGTTTCATCTATTGCTATAAGAAGTTTGTCTGCTGTTTCCTTGGGTAATAGTGCATCTTGAAACTGCGGATTGTTTTTAAATGGAGATGTTTCTTTGGAAAAGACCTGTAAAGTTGCTATTAATAGCGACCTAAAAAGAAAAAACTCATTTGATAATAGAAACCTAATACCAGCACCCCGCATACCAAATGAACCGTTCGTAATTCTAAACTCACGAGCTTGACCGCGCCCAGGACCACCAGCGACAGTGCCAACCTGACCGAATGGAGTATATTTTTCATATTGAAATAAAGAATTATTGACAGCCAGTTGTACTTTAATAGCTTGAAATAATTCCTCCGATGCTGAGTCAGCCTCAAGGGGGAGGGTGGTAACTTTTTGTTTATCAATTTCGTTTCTTGTGTTAACTGAGCGGAGGTAAGTTATTCTAAACTTTGCCGTATTTGTTATTGGGTTCCATTCCACCAACTCTTGTTTCAATGTTGATGACCTTAGTCTTATGGTTTGGTTTGTAAGGCGAGCGCAGTTTTTTCTAAATTCTTTTGGTATCTTTTGATCTCTGGGTTTTATATTTTTAAGCTCTATTGTGTATTCTCTGCCGGTTGCAAAAATATATCCAAGACTATCTGGGTTATTGGCAATAGCTGCCAAAACGCTTTTTCTTGTGCCCGACTTTGAGGCTTGAGGAAACTTATATGTTAGTTCGTATGTCCCTTGGTATAATGGTGTGATACCCGCGTTAACGGATTTTCCAGTTGTAACATCAGCAGAAAACTCTCTCAAAATAACAAAACCGTTAGAAGACGGGTCTTTCACAAAATCTATATTTGATGCAAGTAACTTTCCTTTTGGATCTAGAATTCTCACAGAAGGAATAACCTTGTATGCAGGAGGGCATTTAACAGAAATGTTCACATCTTCTGTTTTATTTTTTAGATAAGCTCTCGATGGTTTGTTTAATGGTATTAGGGGAATCTTACTACCATCTTTTGCTGTTATTTTTTGCGTAGCATAGGTGAACATTCTATCTAGAATTGCTTTTGCTTTTGGTGTCGAATCTGACTTTTCTAAGACATATTTTCTCACCTCCGCAAAAGAACCAAACTCACCCTCTGAGTCAGGAACAAGCCCTGGGGCAGAACCATAACGAATTATATGGTTTAAAAGCCCCAAGTCTCCATTGTCGTCGTTTGTAAATGGATACTCGCCTTTTGCCTGATTATAACGAATTTTTACTTCGTCACTCATTATAAACCCAACTCCCCAATAAGCGTATCCGCTGGTGTTATGATGGTTATGTTGTTGCCCTCTTCCAAGTCAGCTTCGCTGCCGATATTGTTAACAACAGCAATCAGCCACCAATAGGAAGGGTCTTGATAATATCTTTGTGCGAGACCCATTAAAGTATCGGTTCTTTTGTAAGCAATTTGAAAAAAATTCAATTCGCTCAAAGCTTCTTGGCTAAGGGTATTATATTTTTGTCCGTCGAGAAAAACCAACTCCAAAGGTCTACGAGTTTTTTTATCTAATTTAAAAGAGACTTTGCCTCTTAAAGATTCGGTGTTTCTGTATCTTGAAATTGCCATTTTACTTACCTACCGTGCGCTATCAGTTCTCATACGTCGTGTCGCTCGTTATAATTCTTATTTTTTTCGCACCAGGGAGCGGCTTCGCGTCATCTTTTTTACTTTGGTTTATTGGTGTTTGACCACTAAAATCTGGTCCAACGCTACGGGCTCCCTTTGCCTCCGAAGAGACTGCCTGATCTGCCATATTTTTTGGGAATGGTGCTGCATTATTGGCAGCTTCGGCTTGGGCTGCGGCTCTGCTGGGTGCTTTTGGCGCTCTGCCAAGCTGCTCCAAAAGTTTATCAACGGTGAAAGTAAAGGTTACTCTCATAACTTTTGGATAACCATTGATAAAACCAGCATCTAAGTCATGTTGTTCTGTCACAGATGTGATGTGCCCTCTTAGAGTTTTTGGAATGAGCGGTTTAATTCTGAGATAGAAAAGTGCATCTGATGATAATAAATCTTTTCTTGTTGGGTTTACAACTCTCATCAGTCGCTCTATGTTTCTATAGTTTGTTCTTGCGCTTGGTCCATCTACCGCTGGAAGGACCAATGTTATGGTATAGCGCTCGACACCAAAACCAGCCCTGTGGTTTGACACAGCGCCGAATAAACCATACTTTTCCTCTACAATATTGGGTTCAACTACATGGTCGAATGCTTCAATAAAAGGGTGAAAAGTAAAGCTGTTGTTTGCTCCGATTTCTCTGAGGAATACAGTGTTGACTACTCCTGGGTTTCTGTTTTTTAGAAAGCGAGACTTGAAAGACATGTGTTATCCTCTATGCGGCTCCTTGGATGATGGAGTTAATTTCTTTTCTTTTTCCTTGCTCGGCATCAACGAGGTCAACCATTCTTCTAACCAGTTCTTCACCGAATAGTGAAACAACAATCTCTGCGGAACCTGCGCCAGCAGAGCTACCCATTTTAGAAATAGGACCACCGGGTTTGGCTGCAACTATTTTTAAGTCATCTTGCGAGTTGACTTTTGTGACGCTGGCTTGACCGTTCGACACGGTAATAACGCCATCGTTAACTGCTGCGGCACCGACACCAGCCAAGGCTGCACCGATAAGCGCACCAGGGGCTGCACCGACACCACCAAAAGCAGCACCAGCCGCGCCGCCCACAAGAGCGCCACCAGCTATAGCAGAAACAACCCTAAGAGTCTCTGGATCGATTGAGTTTATTGCTTTAACCATGTCGGTCAAAAGGTCAACAACTGGACCAAGGGCGATAGCAAAGCTTTCTTGAAGCTTGGTTAGTTCTTTTGTCAGGTTTGTAAAGCTTTTCATAGCTTTCGCGTTTTGTGATATCTTTGACTGCCTTTCATCCAAAACTTGTGTCAAGCTTTTTCCTTGTTTGTTTGCGTCTACAATGTCTCTTGCAAGTTTTGCTGCTTCTGCTTCTGAGATGCCAAACTGAGATAATGTTTGGTTAAAACCTCTTAGCTTGGCTGGGCTTTGTAAGAATGTTTCATCCAGCGCAGGACCAATTTGAGTTAGGAAATATCTAAATGCTTCGCCTGGACCTTTGGTTCCGTCGTTCATCATCATAAACATTTTTTGTCCATCGATGACGTTTCTCTGGAAAACAAGGTTTAGTTCGTTCGCGTTATTAATAGCGTCTGGGAAGAACTCAAAGCTTTTGCCAAGCCCAACAATGCCCTTGGAGCTAATTCTTGCCGCACCGGCAAGCTGCGATACCTCTAAAGCCACCTTGCCTGCATTGCTGCCGAATGATGTTAGTGAGTCAGACATTTCTGTTATATCTTTTATTACAGAATCTGATGACAAGCCAAAAGTTCTCGCCATCTTGACGGCTTCTTTTTCCAGTTTCTTGATCTCGTCTACTGAGTCCTTGCCCATTATTTTACCGAATTTACCAAAGAGTTCAGCAGTTGTTTGCGTTTCGACCCCAACACCAACCATTTCGCTGGCAAATAAAGCCAACTCAGGTCTTGCGGTGGCAATATTACCAAACATTCCCTGTGTGGCTCTTTGAAGTTCGGCGGCTGCTTTACCCAGCCCTACAAAACTTACATTTGCGTCGTTGCTGTTTTGAGCCATTTTTAGAAGATTGTCCAGTTCTCCTGTTTCTTGAATTAAACCAAACTGTCTGCCAAGCTCGTCACCGAGTTCTTGTGAATCTTTAAACGCTTTTGCTGTTGCTTCTCCAAACTTTTGAAAAATGGCGATGCCTGCGGCACCGGCAAGGTTTGCTGCTTTAAGTTTAAGAGCCTGTTTACTCAAGCCTTTTGAAAACAGGTCTGTGACCTTTAGTCCTCGACCTTTTACTTTCGTATATTGCTGACTAAGCTTATTAAGACGACCAAAAGAGTTTTCGCCGGTCTTAATACCAGTAAATGCTTGAAACAAACTGCCGCCAAAATCGCTAAACCCGTCTGTGACTTCTTTTGTTGCTTTTTTTAAGTCTTCCTCGGCTTTGGTAAGGTCTTTGACAACTTTTACCGCTTTTCTCTGTTGTATTATGGCTTCTTTTAGTGTTTCGGCGTTTCGACCTAGCTCGTCAGTGCCGTTCGCTAAGGCTTGCTTTAAGTCTTTTTCAAGTTGAATAAGCTCTTTTTCATAGTCAGAAAGCTCTTGGTATTCTAACTTTGTTTCTTCAAGTGCTTCGTTATATTTCTTTTGCTCTTCGGTTAGTGCTTTAGTTTGTTCCTCTTGAGCGGTAAGGCTATCAGTGAATTGCTTTATTACAGAGGTTAACTCTGGAATTCCCTGACTAATTGCTTTTATCTCTTTTAACGAAACGCGAGCCATAGTTTTTTATTTATCCTATCATCCACTTCATGCCTGTGGTTTTTTCAAACCCCTGCACGGCTTTATCAAGGTGGATTTTACTTTTGTAGGTGTTTGGGTTATCGAGACCGTATTTCTTTACAGCGTCCATGTACTTTCTTTCACCCTTTAGAGCACGAGTGAAAGAAGAGACTTCACTTTGACTTCCTCTGATTTTTACTGGGATACCGAAGTTGCTGCCAAAACCCATCATACCGAGTAGGACTTTAATTGCGCCACCCATTGCGGCGGTCTGTGAAAAAAGAAACTCATTGAGTTGTTCTTCGTTTAGTTCGCTTTTCTTTTTTCTAATCTCGTCAAAGTCAATGACGATTTCCTTCATGTCGTACATAGTGTGCGCCTCCTGCTAAATAAATAGTCCATAAATAGAAAACCAAGACCTAAGCCTTGGCAAACTATTTTTTGAATTGTTTTGCTTCTTCTTCTTTTGCGTTTACAAGTTGGTCATAAAACCAGTTTCTTAGCTGAACCGGCAAGGAGTATGCTTCAAAGAAACTCCAGTTGCCATACATTTTCATTTGAAAAAACTTTGTATAGACTGCTTCCAAATATTCGTTATTCAGACCAAAAAAAGTTGGCAGTGACGGGCACCTCCATACCCTGTTCGTGTCCGCAATGACTACATTGAAAGTTGAAACTCATGTCAACATCTGGGTTAACTGCCTTATAAGCCTTTCTTAAAAAACGAGAATCAAAAGCTGGCATTGAACTGGCAAACGAGCTTATCACACTAGGGTCTGGGTCTCCGTTGACTGAAACTATCATTCTGGAGTATTGGTTTGCTAGTGGTCGCTCAATACCATATTTCTTTTGTTTTCTATTTGCTTCGGCAACATATTTTTCATCATTGCCGTCCATTAGCCTTAGCTCAACTCTAGCTTTTGTTCTTGGGAGTTCAACTACAAATGTGCCTGCTTCTGTGGTTTCAACAGATGAGTTAAGACCCTTTACCCCTAGTTGAGAAAGGTCAATAATCTCTTGTTTTGGCGTTGAACATGCAGGACAAGAAACATTTATTTCATAGTCCTCCCCATATCCATCGATACGAAGAGCAACTAGAATAGCGTTCTTATCACCTGTTAGTAATGTTGATGGGTCAAGTTTCTGGTCTACTAAAACAGACTTGATAAGTCTGTCCACCACTTCGCCTGACTGAAGAATAGATTCATTTGTTAATATTTCTTCTTGGCGTGTGGTCATAGCCTTCACCTCTACGGTTTCTTTGTCGTAGAGGGAATGACCTTGTGGATAAAACTTTCCCTCGGAAGGTAATTTTACTAATGTTGTGGGTGGTGAATAAGTCGCTTGCTGTTCTGGTATTTCAGTTGTTGTAATATTTGGTTGATTTATTCTTTCAGCATTCCGTGACATTTATACCTCTTATGCACCCGTGATCTCAGCCCAATCGTAAGCGATGGTTAGGCTGAGTTCAACGAGTTCTTCTGATGCGTAATCAAAGCTACCCCAATCTACACTAACAATGATAGGGTTGTTAAGTGTCCAAGTTTCAACTGGGTCGCCAGCAGCGTTTAGGGCTTGAATTTTGATATCGCCAATGGCATCAGCAAAAGATTTCTTTGTGAAACTTTGCTTCATTGTCTTATCTTCTGGACCCTTTACTGGTGGGTAGTAGCCAGCCTCTCTTAGAAGAGAGTAGAGTTGTTGGGAAGCATCGGGGGTTAGGGGATCTTTGAGAGTAACTGTGATATCATTCCACTTAGCACGTCCTGGGAACTTGAATGAGTGGTTGATATACTGGTGTTCAACTGTGCTCACTTCCACTGTTGGACGTGTGACGTTTGACACAACCCAGCTTGGTAGTTGGTCTTGTTGACCTTTCTTACCAAAGCTAAATAAGAAACGGTGTTGTCTTTTTGGCTGTGAATTTTTGCTTCCCCAAAAGGTTGTCTGTGTCATTAGTTATTCTCTCCCTTAGTCTTCAAATGAAGCCCCTGAGTTTGTGATAAAGAAGTCTACCGCGATAAACTCGATAGCTCTTGTTGGCTTAATAAATAGTTTAGCGTATAGAATATTTTGGTCAATGAGGTCAGGGGTTGTTGTTGTCTCATCGAGAACCAATCTGTACTCATCAATACCGAACTGTTGTTGCACGTCGAGCAAGAATGGGTTAGCTTCTGAGAGGAAGCGGTTCCATGTGTCTTGAACGTTTGGCTCAAACAAGAAGTTGGAGGCAATCTGTGAGAGACCTTGCTTGACGTAGATAAGCATTCTGCGAACGTTGATGCGGTCGAGTGCGCTTCTGTCGGCTTGTAGGGTCTTCTGACCGAACACTACAACACCCTCGTTGGGGAATGTAGCGATTGGGTTGATGCCCACCTCGTAAAGCTTATCACGGTCTTTAGAGGTTAGTTTCTCTGTGGCGCTTAGAACTGGGATGCCAGTTGCGTCACTTGATAGACCGCCTCGTGTGAAGCCTGCTGGTGCAAACCATGGACCACGGTCAAAGTCTGTTTTGGACATAACGCCAAGTGCGACTACTGATGGTGGTAGGTAAACAACCTTGTTGTTCTCATCGTCTAGGGCTTGTACCCATGGGTAGTAAGCGCAGCCGAATGAAGAGTCAAGCTGGCGGTCAATAAATGTTTCTACTGCATCCTCAACATCACCAATGGTGTCGTTGGCGTTTGGAGCAGCAGCCTGTGTTGCTGTGCGCTCTGGTGGTGGAACGAATGCCTTCTCGATATCGATAATGGCTAGTGCGTCACCACGGTCTTCGCAGCGCTCTACGAGACGCTTTGTGAGACCAGCGTTCTTTAGACCTGGGACTGTAGCCAAGTTGAAAGAAATTTGCTCTGGGTCTGATAGAAGGTCAATAGCTCTTTGTACTGAGTAGTAAGCGTAGTTATCGCTACTGTTTGAAGAGAGGAGACCTTCACGAAGGATTGGTTCTTTCTCTTTGATGGTGAAACCATCTGAACCACCGTTGAGTACGGTTGTGAACTGAGCAACGCCACGGTCGATAAGAGTCTTGTAGCTTGAGCCTGCTTTTGATGTTACAGAAGCACCGGCTACTCTGTTGCCTGCGGCGTAGGAGCTTTGCTGGACTCTGTTTCCTGAGAATGAAGCGGAAACATCATCAAGCGAGAATACCCATGAGAACTCGGTTAGACCATCCACTTCGTTTGCAGCGGAGTTTTCTTCGCTGTTTGGGTCAGCCAAGAGGCTTCTTGGTCTTGGTCTAATGATATCTAGGATATCTTCTGCGAACTGTGCGTTTGCTGTTGTCTTGCCGGTGTAGGCACCGTAGAAGACTGATGTTGGGTCAAGACCACCACCGTCTGTGTTGGCGGCTCTTAGTGGAACTTGTGGGAAGTTGAAGCGAAGTTCAGCGTCTTGACCAGTAAGAATGTACTGTGTTGTGAGGGCAGCTTGTGGTCCACCTGTCACAGAGCCCGAACCTGCAATAAATGGTGTTACGGTTGAACCCAGAATATCGGTAAAGCCGTTTGAAGATGAAAGGTAGTTTACATTCTCGTAACGGATGGGACCGAACACACCGAAGGGTAGAAGTTCTGTTGGTGTTGTACCAGCCTCTACTTCTTCTTTCATCTCAACGTAAACAAACTTTGATTGGTTGTCGTATTGACCGAGGTCTCGGCTTATTCTTCTAACGTTGTCGTAAATGACTCTTCTATCGCCAACCTTTCTTGCGAGGTAGTTTGGTGATGATGGGTCGAGGTTGCAGTTGCTGAAACGCTCGACAACTTCAACTGTGTTGTCTGTGTCGTCTAGCTTGCGAAGAACTAGGTCGAATGAACCGTATGAACCGGAGATGCGACCGTAGCGCATGTTTGTGATGGAAACTTTTAGGTTATCTTGAACCCACTTGCCACCGTCACGAGCACGGAGTCTAAACAACTTTTGCATGTCCTCTGGGTCGTATGAAGCGGTGTTCTCGTTAAGGTCTTGTGCGATGAACCAGCCTGTCTCAGCCTTTTGTGATGGGAACTGGAAGTCCTCACCGCTCTCACCGCCTGAACCTGTTGAGGCGAGCTTTACGATGACACCCATGTAGGAGTCGCCAGAAATGCTGTCTAGGCTCTCTTCAAAAGTTTCACCCAAGAAGTATTTCTTGTAGGTGGTTGAACTTGCAGCGTAAATATTGCTGTTTGTTCTGATCGCGTCTGTGTTTAGAACGTTACGAATGTACTTCTTTGAGTTGGGGTTGAAGTTGAAAACGTATGAACCTGTTGTTTCGCCATCTGAGGCACGCGCAACTTCGCCTTCGATAACCAACTTAAACTCAGCGTTTTTTGCGCTTGTGCCAGCGAGGGCATCAATAAGAGTAGCGTTAAGCTGGTTGGCGCTTTCTTCATAATCGGCAGTATTGCCTGCGAGTTGGATTGTGGCACCATCTTCTCTATAAATAATAGCAGCAAGAGTACCTGTGTGCAAGCCAGTTGATGAGGAGCCGAACAGGAAGAATCCTAGAGCTTCCTCTGACTTCCATCCTGCGCGGTCAGATGTGCTTGAAGCGTCGGGGTCTTGTTTTCCGAGAAGTCTAATGAATGTCAGTGAACCGTTGTTTCTCAACCAAGCTTTTGCAGCGTAAGCGCCGTAAGCTGTACCTGCCTTTCCACCGTCTCTCCAGGCATCTCTAGCCGATTCTTGTGAAAAGGGTTCACCAAATGTTTGAACGAACTCTGAAAATGAAGTAACTGTTACGGGTCTCATGCCTGGACCACGTTCTGAGCGACCGATAACCACTGGACCAACAGGAACGGGTGTATCGGGTAGTTGTGATTGGTCAATCTCCTTGATGAAAACACCAGGGGACACAAACTTGAATCTTCTTTCTGACATATTGTATTTCTCCTAAGAAAAACTTCCTAATAAATAGTGTTATGGTGGGTCAAACACCTACTCAATAAAAAATGTCTCTTCTTTCTTGAAACGTATCTTGACCGCATTCTCTCTGACAGCAACGGTTTGTTGTTCTTGGTTGATGCCTTCCCCTATTAAAAAGCCTTCCACTCGGATTTCAATATCAGTTTCAAATCTTCTTTCTTCCTCTCCCAAGGTTGCAAGGTTATTGCTTTGGGCAAAGTCTTGCGAAACAAAACCTTCGTATGAGTTGTTTTCGTCTCCGAGGTCGAAAGAGTAAGCATTACCAAAACGGTTCATAAATGGAGTAACAAGGTCATTCATATGAGTTTGATACTCAGCCACCAGTTTTACACCATATGTGACGTGAACCCAAGTTGGTGTTGGGATAGAGGAAAACTCGTAAACAACTCGCTTTGTTTTGAAACGAGAGTTTTTGTCTCCTCTTACTCTTAGGGAGTCAGCGTTAGCAAAATTCTTTGTTTTATCGGCTTGGATATTTTTGCCAACTAAAAAGTTGTTTCTTCTTCTGTCCGAGTTGTTGTAAACATTGTTGCCGAATGGTCCCATTCTGGACGGGTCTTTTTGAACATTTGTTCTTTCAATAGTGATAAGTGGGAGGATAAGTGTCTCACTTCCATCTCTGGCTTCTTTGGACTTTTTTATTTGATATGCTCTCTCTGCACCAGCCCAAATAACAGGAACTTTTCTTGTTTCGTTATTTGCTCTGACGTGTAGGTCGAGTTGTTCATCTACCCAGCGGTAAAAAGCTGCATCTATTGTTTCTAAGGTAGAAGGAGTGTATGCTCTTGTTTCAGTTGCCATCGAATAAACCTTCCCTTGCTTTTATACACTCTGCTGTGGTTTCGTATTTTTGCCCTTCTTGACCAAACAATCTTTTTGCGCCAATGGTTTTTACTATCTCGTAGTAGTCTCCATCGTAGTAAACAAAGTCTCCTACTCTAACAAAAAGGTCTTGGTCTTCTGTGAGTCTCTTACGGTGAAAGTATACTGAGATGCGGGGTCTTTTGTCGTAACCCTTACTGTCGTTTGTTACGTCACTCTCTTGTGCCTCTACTCTTGCATAAACCCTTACTGGTGGTAAGAAAGTTTTTTGTATTGCCTCGCCATAAACAGGGTGAAAGTTTGTGTGCTCTAAACTAATAGCGTAGTAAGCTATGGCTTGACCAACCACATTTTCGATAAGTTCGGTATTAACTTGGCGAACCAAGTCTCTTTCTTTCTTGCCAACAAAGAGCGGTGGTGGTGGCGCATCTGGTCTTGTGAATTTTGCCATTTATTTACCCCACATAGATTGCATTTGGAACGTTTTCAAAAAGTTTTTGCGAGTTCTCGACAATATTTGCGTCACTTTCAGCTAAAGCTGAGTAAGTTAGTTGGTCTAGAAGCTCTTTTAGTTCTGTTTTTAAGTTTTGTTGTTCTTCTCGGGACTGACTAATAAGGTCTGAGCCATTTAGAGTCACAGAATCGTTTGGAATTGGAATAGTGCCGAACTTGGAGCGCACTTGACCTAAAATTTCCTTACAAAGTGCAAGGGCATAGCGGCGAATCCATTGCTTACCCACCGAGTTGATGTTATCGTAGGGAATATTAGCAAATGGCAAGGTGTTCATGTTGTTTACACCCTTTACTCCGCGCTCTCTGGTATCATCTACGGTGTTTGCATCTTCATCAACGGTAAATGTAAACCAAATGTAATCATCGGACTGTACAGAGTCTCCTGGGGGTGGATATACCTTTAAAAAGTTGTTGTGTAACTCGTAAGAATAGTGTGAGAAACGAACATTTGTGTGGTCTTCGTATGCCATAGCTTGCAAACGGTTGTGCCAAGTTGGAATAACCTCGTATGTTGAGTCATCAGCATACTGACCATAGGTGGAAAGGTTGCCTACTACGTTGAGACCACCGTAGTAGCTAAAGAACCTCCACATAACCTTGGGGCTTTTGTAATAAACATTTCTAATAAGAACTTTTTTGTTATTAATCTTGTTGTAATAATCAGAAGAGGCTAGAGAGCTTGAAGCCTGAACAATGGCTTGTAGGTCGTATTGTTGTGTATTTGGTTCTAGCTTGAAACTTGCTGAGTATTCTGTTAGGAAGCCACCTACGCCAGCTTCGGTTGATACACCCTCTGCCACACGACGTGCATAAGCAAAACCAAAGTTTGGAAAGTCTCTCGATGCGTCAGATGCCCCTCCTGAAATCTCTCCGTCTTCATCAAAAGAAGAAGTCGATGCTCCAAGCATGTCAGAAAGCACGTTCTTAGCTTGGTGAGAGTTTATCATATATGAGTATTCTAATACTGCTTCTTGATAAGCTGCATAAACATTACCAGTTTTTATTTCAATATCTAAAACATCGCCGCCTAGTTTTTTATAAACATAAGCTACTTGGTCTACTGCTCCGCTAATAAAAGCTGCGTTGTCACTGTATACGGTAAATGGTA